TCACAGCATTTTAAATGCATAAAAAACCGCACTGTACAACCGTTTTTGGCTGTACAGTGCGGTTTTCATCTGGTGACCCGACCCGTTTTCGGGTGTTGTATGGTACTTTTCACCGCTTGCGCTTTCTGAAGGAAACAACTCCAAGTGCTGCGGCCTGGATTTCGTTGGATCAGGATCTGTTCCATCCATAGAAATCAATGTTTTAATCTCGATGGTATCAGTGTGTATATTCACGCGGCTTACAACGGCCAGTATAAGTTTTAATCCTTCGGACGTGTTAATATCTACCTTCGCCACATTTTCTACACAGCGGCGAATCGTAGCGTCGTCAAGCCCTACATAGCCCTTATATTGATTCAGCTCTGCCGTTTCTGCTTCGATTTCTGCCTTTTCTTCTTCCAAGCGCCTGACCTTTTCTTTCAGCTCCGAACTGACCACGCCTTCCAAAAGCGCGTTAACACCATTTTCCAGTTGACGGCATACGCGCGTATACCGGGATGCCAGCTCTGCCCGACGCGTATCGTATTCGGTAGTGATTTGCCGCTCCTGGTCGCGTGCTACATCAACCAGCATTTCAATATTGGCCGGCTCAGTCAGCATCTGCTTAATACTGGCCGCGACCGTCTGTTCCAGCCACTCCGTACGGACATTCTTCATTTTGCATGTATGTGTGCGCCTCTTATTATTGCACTCATAGTATTGGTAACCGGATGCCTTGCTTCCCATCACCACCATGCTGGCGCCACAGTCGCCGCAGAATACACGACCCGTGAGCAGATATTCGCGCTTGGCACTGTATCTCCCGCCGGCCCCCTTGCGTGTTCGGATTCGGGACTGTACCTGCTCCCACAATTCTTGTTCAATGATAGCCGGCACACCGTTCTCAACCACAATAGCGTCCTCTTTGCTTTTGGCGTGACTATTCCATCGTCCGTCCGCCTGCGCCTTGGTGGCGCCGTAAACAAGGCGGCCGATGTATTTTTCGTTTTTGAGCAGGTCAAAAATGGAGTTTTTCCCGAACGGTTGGCCTCGTTTTGTAAGATATCCTCGGCTGTTCAATTCGTCTATGATTTCTCCGTAACTGAATCCCCGTGCGAATAGTTGAAACACAAGGCGCACGGCCTCTGCTTCATGCTCATTGACCACATACTTTTTGTCCTTGTCAAGATCGTACCCCAGGGGCGGCTTACCGCCGGAGGATTTGCCCTCCCGAGCGTTATGCTTCAGCGCATCTATTGTTTTCTGGCGCGTTATCAGAACCTGCGCGTGATTGAGCATCGCTGTTGCAGCTTCATTGATGAATACGGCGGGGTCTTTAAGATCTCCTCCCACCATTGGCTGCGTCACACTGGCCACCCGTGCTCCCAGCATATCCACGTCTTTCCGGAACTGAAACCACTCGGTAAATTCGCGGAACATACGGCTTTGGTCATAAACAACCACAAGCTGCGCGCCGCCCATGCCCAAGTGCATCATACAGGCTTCATAACCGGCACGGGTCTCTTTCATGCCGGAAACAGCTTCATCGGAGAATATTTTTCCCACCTGATAACCATTGCGCTCACACCATTCACGGCATTTTTCCACCTGAACGTCGATAGTCACGGGATTCTGATTGTCTGTTGAGTACCGGGCCAAAATATCAGCAATGGGCCATTTATTTTGTTCGTTCATCCCATTACCCTCCATTTAAACCATCTCATATTGCACTTACACTTCGGCCGAAGAAACCAGTTCATCGGCAGCTGGAACTCCGTTGATTGCTGCCTCCAAAATACGACTTGCATATGCTGCATTATTTAAAAGGACGGTGTAGTTGTTAGAACCAAACTGGAAAGAAATTCCGTCACGGTGGGCATCTATTCCAGACAAAGCTGAGAAAGGTTTATCAAAAGCGCCTTTGGGACAAATCATAACCACTCTTTTATTGGTAATGTAAAATGTACCAGGAGTCTTTTCCGCAACATTTTCCCTAATAGCCGTGCTTCCGCCTCCTCCAGTGCGAATACTTACTCCCTTCATTACACGGACACTTACTCCAGATCCGCCACCTCTATGCCCAGTTACAACATTTTTTACCTTCAAATTTTGTGCCGGGCTTTGAAAACAGCAAAATTCCCCATCTTTGAGGACGAGGCCACGCGCAGAAATAACCGGCAATGCCTTTATCGGCCCCAAAACAGGCACACACTTATTTTCGTACCATTGCATTCCGGCTTTAATTACGTCAACAAGCCATCCGATACCAAAGAGGCCGAAAGTAAATAAATATAAAACACCAAGGCCAACTTTGCCCGCCATAAATTTATGAATCCCAAAAAAGCCTAAAAATAGCGTTACGAAAAAATTTGTTGCTGGTGTCATCTTGCCCGTTCCTTCCTGTCAATAAAATAGTATTCTTTTTCACACCGATACAAGATACTGGTTTTCGATTTCTTCCTGTATGTAAGGCAAATAGCGCTGCACCAATTCCAGCTCCTGCTCGCCCATGTGATACCAGCGCTTGCGCTGCATCTCACCGATGCGGTGCCGCGCCGCCGCGCCCGACACCATAAACCAATCAGACACCTCATGCTGCACCAGCCATCCATTCCGGCTCCACAGCTCCATCATAATGCATTCAGGCATCAGCAGCTGTGCAGCAAACCAGTCCGCTTCATTTTCCTGCTGGATGCCACGCTGCTTATGGCCAAGGTAAACATGTCCTAACTCGTGCGCAATTGTAAAACGGCGGCGGCCAGCGGGAAGAGCATGGTTGTAAAGAACAAGACATCCCGGCCCTACGGGCACGCTGGTACCGTCCAAAAGCTGTCCACGACTTTTAAATTCCGAAAGCGGCATTCCCGTTTTTGAACAATATCCCTGTATTGTATCCATCAGAATCGAAGCGCCTGCGAACACCATGCCCTGTAAATCAGTAGCCAACGAATTGATGTTCTGCTGAAGTAAAAGCCATGTAGCTACGCATTGCGCATCAGCGATAGTCATCCGGGTCAAGCCCCCGTGCTCTCAAGTATATATCAAGGGTATCCTCAAAGTTTTTCACAAGCCGATTGTAATCTTCTTCAGGCAATTGCGACGCCATGCGCGTCAAAACCACTATATCCCGTTGCCGTGCATCCTGCGCGGTGGCGGGATTATTTTTTTTGCCTTCTGACGGATCATCTGTTTCTCCCAGCAGATAGGCGGGGGTTGTGTGGAGTGCGGAAGCCCAAGTTTCAACGGCATCCAAAGGAATTGCTATCCCCTTGTTTTGACTATCTGCAATATACGAGTTCTTCTTTCCGACGATATTACACAAGTGCGTAATGGTTATTCCTTGTTTTTTTGCAAGGGCTCTTAATCTGTCGAAATTGAACATAATTACCCACCATTCATTGTACAATGCAACAAATATCTAGCTTATCCTAGAATAACTCTTGAAATTCTAGGTTTTGCTAGATATACTAAGAATGTCCCCGCAAAAAGGGAACAAAAAACCAGCCTTACATGGAGTATGCCCCAAGAAAAGGTGTTTTGCGTATTAAATTGAATGTAGCAACTTCAAATTACCACAAAACGCCAAAAAAAGCAAGGCATACTCCATGAAAAGGCAACGAAAAAGCCAAAAAATCGACATTTAAGGAGGTGGAACAATGCCCCTGCACACCGTAGAGGAGGCCGCAGAATTGATGAAGGTCTCCCCCGACACTGTCCGGGAGTGGGTACGCAGCGGCCGCCTGCGGGCCAGCAAGTTGGCAGGCTCAAAAACGCTGCGAATCAGCACGGATGACATCATGGCGTTTTACGATGCAAATGAAACCCGGGCCAAGGAAGAAAAACCACACGCTTGAAAGGAGGACATCATGCGCCTGATCGTCAGCCGGGAAACCGGAGAAATATTGGACGTTCTGGAGCCTGCCTCCGCCGCAGATTACGCCGCGTTTCATCAGCTTCTCGCCGATCAGGTGCGCCGTGAGATTTTGCAAATCGGCCGAGAACATTTGGATGGCATTTGCAGAAAAGCGAGGGTAGTACATGAAACATCTGATACTTAGAATGACTGCCATAACCGCGGCGATTCTTTCCATTGCCGTTTTGGACGGTATTGTGAGCGGGCAGACGGCCCCCTGGACAGGCTCGTTCACCATCGCGGCACTGCTCGGTATGGCAGCATGGAGCTACAGCAAACAGACAAAAAGAGAGGCGCCCGCCCGTGCTGCGAACACGGACAAGCGCCAGGCGGTCAAAGTTCCCACCAAGACCGCCTCCATTGTAACACATCAAGGAGGTATACATCAATGAGAGTTATTACATTACGCCCGGGCGAGGCCCCGAAATTCAACGAAATCCCGGCACTCCTGGACACCACCGAAGCGATGCAGCACTTTTGCGGCGGCGATATCTGCGAAAACCGAATCGGATCCAGCGGAATTTTCGCCATCACCAGCGGCGAGATATCGCCCGGAGACATGCCGATATCGTGCATGATCCCGGAAATGGACATGCTCCTGCGCGGGCCGGTCGTGTTCTGCAGGCGCTGCGGCCATGAGCTTGCAGCAGTGTATGAGGACGATTTAAAGGCCGTGAAGAAGTCCATCGTCCTGCCCGGGGGTGACTGGTTTTGAACCGATACCTCTGCAAGTGCGGCCGGGCGGTAAATAAAAGCACAAATGCCGACAACACGGGGAACCGGGAGACAGAGGGCTGCGAGGGCTGCCCGTATCTGATGCCCTGGGGGCCGACCGAATGGGACCATACACGGCATGCAATGGTTATGGACGTAAAAGGGTATGAATGCCGCATGTCGCCAACTTTGGAATACCGTACGGAATTACGCGGCCATCTTGACGATAAAACGACCATCCGAATCACAAGCCTGGACTTTGATTTTCTTGAACGTGTGAGCGATTGGGTAAAAGAGCATTATCCCAATGGCGAGCTTTCCGGCGGCTTCTCCCGGGACCGCATCCGGACGGCGGAATATGTAGACGAAGGTCGGTATCGGTATACGCTTGCCTGCTCGCAAAACAAAAAGGGAATTGCTGCGAAGCGTGCCCTATGGGCTGAATTTTTCGATGAAACCTTTCACCGGAAAGACATGGACGCCGATGCAGAAAAGCAAAAAATTCTGCGCGATATTGAGCAAGGAAAGGCAGCGGCACACAAAGACGCTGCCGCGACGGATAAGGAGACAAACACTATGCTGATATACAGAGACCCAGCCACGGGCTGGCTGTACCGGGTAAGCCCGCAACCGGAACACGGCTCATATGTGATGCAGTACCGTGACCCGGCGAACAGCGCCACCTGGAAATGGTGTGCGAATTGGAATATCGGAAATATCTATCGCGAAAGCCTAGAGGAAGTTTTGGAGGCCCGTGCGAAACGCGACGGCTGGGAGCTGGTATCCAGTTCAGCGAGCAGTGAGCCGCCGGAGGTTGTGGACAAGGGAGAAGAGTATTCACCTTGTGACACATGTCGCTGCCCGGATTGTATTGACAGCTCATGCCCACAGGCTGGATGTGATAAGACGGACGGAGGCTTCGGGTGCTTTGCACCATACGAAGAGTGTCCGGCGCCGGCAGAAGAGACGTGTCCGGACGAAAGACTGGAGAAGGAAGTGGGAAAATGCAAAAATCAATCTGCCCCGAATGGGGATGCTGCTGCGACCACGGCCGGGAGTGCTGTGCCGGAGCCAGCGGAAACATCGACCACCCCGACGGATGCAAACACCTTGCCGGCCCCCGACTGCCCTGCGGATGCTGGCAGTGCGACACAAAGCCTGTCCGCTGCTGGGCCTGCCTCTTTGGAAGCGGAGCCGGAGGCCACGCCCTTTGACTACTCCGGACTGGACGCACAGACGGTGGCCACGCTGCACAGCGCAGAAAATATCATACGCAGCGCCCGAAAGGAATACGTCATCAAGGTGGCCGACGCTGTGGGCATGGCCCATGATGAACTTGTCCGAAATTCGGACAACTCAAAGTATGGGAAGCGCGGAGAGGATACTTTTATCAACTGGTGCAATTTCGTTGGTATCAGCCGATCAACAGCCTATCAACTTCTGCAGGTCAGTGACCTTCTTGAAAGCAGTACGCCAAACGAACAGAAAATTTTGAAGCAGGCCAGCCCTTCGCTGCTCTACGCCGCCGCCCGTCCATCCGCAGAGCCGGAGGCCGTTGCAGCGCTCAAAGGCGGCGATATCACTACACATAAGCAGTACAAGGAGCTGGAGGCCCAGCTGAAAGCCGAACGCGAGGCGCGGGAGAAGGCCGTCGCGGAAGCGGAAAGCCTGCGCTACGCTAACGATGCGCTGCGTGATGAAGCTGCCACAGCCCGGGCGCAGGCAAAGCATGCGCAGGAAAAAGCGGATGCGCTGGAAACAAGGCCGGTGATGAGCGAGCTGTTCGATGCCAAGGAGCGCATCAAGGAATTGGAAGCCCGTCCTGTGGAGGTAGCTGTCAAAGAGCCGGACCCCGCCGAAGTGGAACGTCGAGCCGGTGAAAAAGCCCGGGAAATGACGGCTATGAAGGACGCGCAGTTGAAATTTGTCGAAGAACAGCGGGACAATGCGCTGCGGCGCGCGTATGCAGTCGAAAGCACCGCATACATGGTCGCGGCTCGCCTTGCAGAAACTTCCGCTGTGGCGTTGGATGGTATGCGCACAGCATTTTGGGAGGCCGCGAAAGAACTCTCCAATGATGATTTTTCAAGCGCCGCAGCACCGCTAGTTGAAGCTGCAAGGCGGATTTTAGATTGCGAATGGGACGATGACGAAGACTTCGAGGAAGGCCTTGAAGAAGATTTTGAGGAGGATGAGGAAGAATGAACACCACCAGAGGCATTGTAACCGTGCAATACGAATCAAAGATGATGCCTGGAGAGTTCGGCGGCAAGACATACAGCTACTATACAACGGTGCCGCTGAAAGTCGGGGACATCGTGAAGGTTCCCACCAAGAGTGGGACAAGCCTTGCCCGCGTCGCTCAGATTGGAATTGAGGAACATCGCGTCGCTCCCGAGCTGCGCAAAATCATGCGTACGATCACGAAGCCGCCCGTGGAACCTCCGAAGCCCAGTCTGCAGCCGGTCACGCAAATGAAATTATGCTGATGGTGGGGTGAACAAAATGGAAAAAATAGGTTTGAGATACGAAGGTATGGGACCGTACAGCGGTATTGCTGTGTATCCTGACGAATCGTTATCTTTCGCACTTGAGAAGTGTGGGATTCACGGTCCCATTGACATGGAACAGCCGGAGGCCGAAGAGTTCTGTTCGATGCTTGTGGAGTGGTTTTATTCCGGAAGTTGGAGGGAGGTGCGCGACGAATGCGAGAACGAGTGGTAAAGGTTACCGACATTCCACGCGAGGAGTGGCTGCAGTATCGACGCACTGGCATCGGCGGTTCCGATTCCTCTACCATTGTCGGTCTGAATCCATATTCAAGTCTTTTTTATCTGTACAACGATAAGCTGGGGCTGCTGCCAGAAAAGAACGATACCGAGGCTATGCGGCAAGGGAGAGACCTGGAGCAGTATGTGGCAGACCGCTGGATGGAGCGTACAGGCAAGCGGTGCAAGCGGAACAATTACATGTGGCGGAGCACTGAACACCCATGCATGCTCGCGGATATCGACCGTGAAGTTGTAGGCGAAAACGCGGGCCTGGAGTGCAAGACGACAAGCGTATACAACCATTCTGATTTTCAAAACGGAGAAATCCCGCCCACGTATTACGTCCAGTGTATGCACTATATGGCCGTTATGGGATTCGACCGCATGTACCTGGCGGTTCTGGTGCTTAACAGCGGATTTTACGATTTTGTAATCGAACGCGATGAGGCGGAGATCTCGGCTCTTATCCCGCAGGAGGAAGAGTTCTGGCTCCTCGTCGAGGCGCAGGAGCCGCCGCCCGTGGATGGTTCCGACGCCACTCTGGACGCCCTTCGCAAATTATACCCGCGTGAGTGCCCGGAAGAATACTCGATGCCGCTGATCGGATCTGAATATGACACAGAGCTTTCGGAACTTCAGGAAGTCCAGAATACGATTCGGGAACTTCAAAAAATTGCAGACGGGAAGAAAGCTTCCATTATGGCCGAAATGGGTGACGCGCCACGGGCTGAGACCGGCTGCTTTACTGTGAGCTGGCAGAGCCAAGCCCGCACAACATTGGATACCAAGCGGCTCAAGAAAGATCACCCGGAAATTTTCAAACAGTACGCAAAAACGACAGAGGCCCGCGTATTTCGGGCTAAGAGAAAAAAGGAGGAGCAAGCAGTATGAATGCACCCGCAAACACTACCGGCGTTATCGCCAACGCATCTACAGTTAGAAAGCCGGCTGCAGCCAGGCCGGAGGCAACCATGAAAGCGTATATCACGAAAATGGAGGGAGAGATAAAAAAAGCTCTTCCGAGCGTGCTCACGCCAGAACGTTTTACCCGCATTGTCATGAGCGCTATTTCGTCCACGCCGCAACTGGCGGAAACTACTCCGCAGAGTTTCCTTGGGGCGATGATGACAGCCGCGCAACTTGGTATGGAGCCAAACACGCCTCTCGGCCAGGCTTATTTGCTGCCGTATCGGAACAAAGGTGTCCTTGAATGCCAGTTCCAGCTTGGATATAAGGGGCTCATCGATTTGGCATACCGGAGCGGCGAGGTGACAATTATCCAGGCGCATGAGGTGTGTGAAAACGACGATTTTACTTATAGCTTCGGGCTTGACCCGCAGCTCCATCACGTTCCGGCAAAGAGCCACCGCGGAGAAGTAATTTGCTATTACGCTATGTTCCGCACTAAAGACGGTGGATTTGGCTTCGAGGTAATGAGTCGTGAGGACGTTGAAAAGCATGCAAAGCGCTACTCCAAAAGTTATAACAGCGGTTTTTCTCCGTGGAGCACAAATTTTGACGAAATGGCGAAAAAAACCGTGCTGAAAAAAGCTCTGAAGTATGCCCCGCTCAAGAGTGATTTTGTACGCGGCATCTCGAATGATGAGACTATAAAAAAAGACCTGTCCCCTGACATGTCCGATGTGGCACCGCTGGATGTTGAATATACGATAAATTCTGAAACAGGCGAGATCATTGACGTGAATGACGCTGAGGAGGCAGATTGATTATGGCATATATTGAGCACGATCAGTTGGACGCCCAACTGAAAAAATTAGAGAATGTCTGCGCCGAAAATGGGTTTACGTATAAATTTCTTCGGGACAAGTATCCGGTCCGCATCATCATAACGCCGGACGGTACCATGGATGGCCAGATGAGCATGTTGGACAACCCTGTGGGATATAACACCAAAGGCTCCGCACTGGCATTTGTTTTTGTGGATGGCGATGTATATCTCAACCCGGGAAAAGAGGGGGGCCTGTCTCTGAGTAAGCGCCTGCAGAACAAACTGCGCACCATCGCGGAAAAGGTATATTTCAATTACCTGAAGGTTTTCTTCATCGACACTTTGGAAGCAAAAAAAATGGCGGATAAGCTGCACAATTCCGATGCGGATGAATCCCACACGCAGGACCCCGAATTTGAGGCCATAGGAGACGGGGAAATTCTTGCCGATGAGAATGTCGAAGCCAATGGGAACAGCGCTCCTACGGCCGCACAGGCGGATGCAGCGGACGATTCCGCCAGCGGCAACGATAACGAGTAAAGCGAGGACGAACAATGCCGGACGACGCCGAAAAATCAAAATACATCCCGATGTATTATTCGTACATCGAGCAGCTTGGGCTGCTGTCTCTGGAACAGGTCGGCGCTCTGGTTATGGCGCTGCTGGTGTATGGCCGCGATGGTACTCAGCCCGATTTCCCAAAGGATGGGAACGTATATATGGCATTTTCTTTTATCGCAGACAATTCGATGCGCGCTGAAATCCGCCGGCAGGAAATTGTTGAAAAGCGCCGGGAGGCCGGACGCATCAGAGCTGCATCCGCAGAAAAAGACGAAAGCGGACGCTTTGTCCAGCAAAAAGCCAGCAAAAAACCAGCACTTTCCAGCAAATCCAGCACCGACCAGCAAATCCAGCTATACAAAGACAAAGACAATAACAAAGACAATAACAATAACAATCGTCGTATACGCGCGCACGCGCACGCATACGCGAACGACGACGGGTTCGACGATGGTTGGTCAGAGAGAGAACGGGAGATCGTCGCCTTTTGCCGTGAGGTGGTGAAGGACATAAAGCCCGAGCAGGAACGAAAGGTCCTTGCTGCCGCCGATGGTATGGAACTGGGAATGGTCCTGGACGCTATATCCATCGCCTACGAAAAAGGATGCAGTTCTCCCGATTACATCGTGAGCAGCATTGAGTCGCAGCGTCACCAGCCTGATCGCCGCCCCGGAAAGATATAATACAGCGCCCGCCCGGCCAACCACCGGGCGGGTATCGTCAAGGAGGACAGTATGGAAAGAGTAATTTTTGAGGTCCCGGGAAAACCACAGGGCAAAGGGCGCCCCCGGGCCAGTGTTGTGGGCGGACATGCCCGCATGTACACCCCCGCCGGCACGGCTTCGTATGAAAACAAAATCATGCTCTGTTACCAGCAGAGACATGCCGGTGTTCGCTTCGTGCCGCCGATTATCTTGGAGGTAAATGCATATTTTGCAATACCCAAATCCTATCCGAAGAAAAAGGCTGCATTGTGTAGCCAGAATATCCTCCGTCCCACATGTAAGCCGGACATGGATAATATCGTGAAAGCTGTAGCCGATGCATTGAACGGTGTAGCCTACCGCGATGACAGTGCCATCGTAGAGCTGCGCGTGGCTAAGCGGTACGGAAGTCCGGAGCGTCTGGTGGTGCGTGTATCAGGGGATCTCGAACCAGAGGAGGAAGTAGTGGAGGGATTACATCATGGTTAAATCCAGAGAAGATAGCATAATCGAAATTTGGGGTGCGAAGTATATAAATCGCGATGTAAATCGTCTTCAAGAAGACATTTGCGCAACGATTATCCAATGTGAGCCCGGGAATACTTCGGGCGATTATATCGTCGAAGTCGTGCGGAAGGAGCATCCCGACCATGAGTAAGAAAAAACGTTGCCACTCAGAACGCACGCGACTTGGGAGAAGACAGGATGTAGCAAAAAGCTGCTTCAATTGCGAACACTTCTTGTATTGTGGCGATGGAGATCATGTTTGTGATCTTGAGACTTCAGCAGGTGCTATCGTGCAACCACTCATCGACGAATGGGACCCTACAGAACACTTTTTTTATTGCGGTGGAAAGAAATGGAGGCGTGGATATGCCGATTAAGAACTACACCACAAAAATAGGCGTATTCGAAAGCCTGGGAGAAATACAGGGCGCGCTTGCCCGGAACGGCGCGCGAAAAATCATGGTGGATTATGACGACCGGGGACGGCCCGTAGGAATTACTTTTGGTTTGCAAACCGTGCAAGGCGGGATGCTGTTTCAGCTTCCTGCAAACACGCCGGGGGTTATGGCTGCTTTTGAGCGGCAGAAAATTCGACCGGACGTCGAGCAGGCGGAGCGCACGGCATGGAGGAATATTCGAGATTGGATACTGGCGCAGATGGCGTTTGTAGAGGCGGGCAACGTACAGGTGGACGAAGTGTTTTTGCCGTACATGACGGATGGTAAGGGCCGCACACTGTATCAGGCGTACCAGCACGGGCAGCTGATGCTCGGGGACGGCCAGCGCCGGGAGGGTTCACAATGCGAGAAATAGCAGTACATGAGTTTAAAAAAGTGCCGCGGAATTGCTCCACATGCCTATATGGCGGAGGCATTGGCTGCGGGAATGCGAATGTAGGAAAAGAGTATCTGGCCTATTTGTACGGATTGCGAGAATGCCCGCATTATTGGCTCGACCAGAATCGCTTTGAACCTGTTGATGGGCGCAGATGGTAGGAGGATTGACATGGAAAAATTGACCGAATACGTAGACGGCAAGTACATCCGAATTAAAGGTACAAAATCTTTGTACGAGAGGTACGAACGCGATGGTGCACCGCTAAGCAACGCAATTGTGAGGCTCGCCGCCTACGAGGAGACCGGGCTGAAGCCGGAGGCAGTGGAGCACTTGAAGCTTGCAAGCATGGGAAAGGCCATCGCGGAAATTAAGGAGTTTGAAGGTGTCCCCATTGACCGCCTACGCAAGCTGGCGCAGGCGGAGAAAACGGGACAGCTTGTGGTGCTGTCCGAACCAATGAAGCCGATGGTTTACAAGCCGAACGATACGGACGTATATTGCCCGTCCTGCGGAGAAAGTCTTTCTGGAGGATGGCCGTTGTCTGATGCGGACGACCTAAGAAAACTTTGCCAGTGCCCGAATTGCGGACAATCCATCGACGATACAAGGTGCGAAGCCGCAGAGGCCGCGCTGGAGGCACAGAGAGGTGAAAACAATGCTTGAAATAGTGCCGGTGTCGCTTAAAGAGGCAAACGCTTTTGTGGAGCAGCATCATAGGCATCATAAGCCGGTTGTTGGCCACAAATTTTCCGTTGGATGCACAGACGGGGAGAATATTGTCGGTGTAGCCATCGTAGGTCGCCCGGTTGCCCGTTACTTGGATGATGGCTGGACGCTGGAGGTCAACCGGCTATGCACGGATGGTACACGCAATGCCTGCTCAATGCTATACGCTGCCTCATGGCGGGCTGCGCGTGCTATGGGATACCATAAACTGATTACCTACATACTCGATAACGAACCGGGCACAAGCCTGCGTGCTGCGGGCTGGAAATGTGTGGGACAAGCTGGCGGGCTGCGTTGGACGGGTAAAAGACGCCCGGAAGTGGATTTGTGTCCTGCGCAGATGAAACTGCGGTGGGAAATTGGAGAAGAGGCCGCGCTGGAGGAAAGGGAGGATGCCCCATGCAAATCTTGATAAATCTGGCAGTTTTGGCCGTCGCACTGACGGTTGTGGCCACGCTGGCCTGCATTGCCGCGGGGAGGGATGGGCGATGAAATCCGTTCGCCCGCTGGCGGTTCCACCGGTTGCGTATATAGAAAATGCAACTGCGGATGCTGTTGTAGATGTAATTTATCCAGCGATGACATATCGCAAAGGGTACACAGAGTTCAAGGCCGATAATTTACCACGTCAGGGCCGTGTGGAGTATATATCGCCACGTGGGTGGGCCACTCTGATGCTGCTCTCAAATGCGGATACTCGGCCGCTATACCGGGAATCATTCTGGATACTGAAAAGATAGCACGAGGAGGCGAAAATCACGGAGGCTGAGGAGAAAAAAGAGCGGCTAATGAAATATCTGTCGCTGAAAAAAGAAAACGAAAACCGCCGTGAACGCCTGGCACGGATGAAAGCCGGAGCTGAGATTCCATCAGCGCGAGAATACGATGGAAGTCAGCATACAGGGGGCGGCGGTAGCCATATAGCTGTGGCGGTAGAACGATACATAGAGTACGAGAAAGAAATTCGCCCGATTATTGCCGAAAATGAGAAGGAAATCTTTATACTCAAGAACGCTGTGCATGCTTTGAAAGATCCTCTGGAACGTGAGGTTGTACGATTGCGGTACATGGACGGAGATCATTGCAGGCCCACTCCATGGCGAGAGGTTGCATGGGGGATGTACCAAGAAGCGGATGACGCGGCAGTTTATCGAGCGAAAAGAATACACGATAGAGCGATTTCTCATATTGCCCTATAACGCTCTATTTTGCATTATTCACATTGCAAGCTTGCTGGTGTATGATGAAAATGTCGAAAAGCGAGACAAAAGCCGAGCGATTCGATGCGGCGTGGCAGCCGCCCTCCTTATTCTCTCGCCGCCCCGGCAGACGGCGGCACCAGTAGTCTGCTGCCCATTCAAAGCTCCGGCCTGTTTTCCACTAAGCCGGAGCCTCCCATGGGTGTTCCGCCCGCATGAGGGCGCGGCACCCACCAAACCCATATTTGTATTTCTGCTTTGCAGATTGAGAAAGGACACCGATACGAGTATCGTAAAAAGGGATTCGGTTGACGGCCGGGGAACAGGCCCGGCAGAAGTTCCAAGGCCCGCATGGCAACGTGCGGGCCTTTCCTATGCCACGAAAGGAGGCGCGTGTTGGGCAATCCCAGGTATGCAAACGGCTCGTTGCGCCGTAAGTATCGTGCCAGATTTAAAGCGATGGAGGCCGAGTGCGGCATATGCAAGGGCCGTTTCGGTCCAATTCACTATGACGAGCCTTCTGATTCCTCGCATCCACTTTCTTTCGTCATTGACGAAATTAGACCAGTTTCAAAGTGGAAAGCATTTGGATACGCCTCTCCCAGAGCAGCAGCAGAGGACTGGACGAATCTGCAGCCTGCACACTATTTTTGTAATGCACAAAAAGGTAATAAGATAAACTTTTTTGAAGCAAATACGGGTACAAAAATCACAAAGGCGCCCACAGTCAAAGACGGCGAATGGTAGGGTGGGAGGATACCCCTCCCCATAGGGCCAAGCGCCCCCATGCCGTCCAGCGCCGATTTACACACAGGGAATTTTTGAAAGGGTGGTTTAAATCGTGAAGATGAAGAGTGTAACCGCCCGGGGTGACCGGCTGAAACAGCTCAAAACGCTTGCGGGTGTGCTGGCGATCAGCATAGATAGCTGTGAAAATGCAAGGACATTGCCTGCGCTGGCCAAGCAATACCGTGAGACCGTCCGAGAAATTGAGGAAATAGAAGGAGCAGAAAGCAATGGCGACGAAATCGGCGAGATCCTCTCGATCAGGCAAGCTGCTGGGAAGCCAGGAGCCGTCCGAAAGAATCGCGCCGGAGTACCGTAGTTCCGACGGACAGGATGCGGCTCAATTGTTAAAAGTAGGCGGTACCATACTGGACCCATGGCAGTGTGACGTTTTGGCGGATTGGATGGGCCGAGATGCTGCTGGGCGCTGGGCGGCGCCTTCCTGCGGCGGCAGCGTCCCCCGCCAGAACGGCAAGAGCTTACTGGTACAGGGACAGTCCATAGCGGGGATGCTATTGTTCAACGAATCTGTTATTTACACCGCGCACCTCCAAAAAACGGCAACAGAGACGTTTGAGGAGATGCGCGATTTCTTTGAGGGAGCCAAACTGCGCCGACATGTGGCTGAAATTAAAACTGCGCTCGGCCGCGAACAAATTATTTTGAAGAGTGGCGCACGCATCAAGTTTCTGGCTCGCACCCGGAATGGCGGACGCGGCCAGCATGGTGACCTGCTGATTTTCGATGAGGCCCAGGAGCTGGACGAAACAGCGCAAGGGTCTTTTCTGCCTGCCATTTCCGCAAGTTTGAACCCACAGACAATCTACGTCGGGACACCGCCCGGACCGGACGTGACTGGCACCGTTTTTCGGGAATTGCGTCGCCGCGCCCTTGCTGGAGAATCCCGGCACACTGCCTGGTTTGAGTTTTCCGTGAAGGAGATCGGGAACGTGAAGGACAAAAAACGATGGGCGGAATCAAACCCGGCGATGGGGCGGCGCATCCAACTCTCCACAATTGAGGGTGAGGCCGAACAGCTTGACCCGGACACCTTTGCCCGGGAACGCCTCGGCTGGTGGAGCCCGGTGCGCACGGAACAGGTAGATCACGCCATCGACAAGGATGCCTGGAATAAATGTGCCAGCGATGACACGAAGCCGGAGGGCAAAACTGCCTACGGCGTTAAGTTTGCTGCTGATGGCAGCGCAGTCTGCCTGTGCGGCGCGGTGATTCCGAAAGATGATCCGGCCCGCATCTCTCTTATCGAGCTGCAGCCCGGGGGGCGCGGCCTTACATGGCTTGTCGACTGGCTGAATGAGCGGTATTCCAAGGCAAGCTGTGTTGTGATTGACGGAAGAGGCGGTGCTGACGTGCTGGTGGACAGGATCAGCGATACCTGGCGCATGAAGGGAGCTGTAATCCGGCCCGCTGCTAAGGATGTCGTGGCTGCTGCGGGGCTTCTGGTCAACAGCGTCAACGAGGGCGAGCTGACATGGTATAGACCACAGGAAGTTTTGCGAGACAGCGCCGTGACCGCTGCCAAACGCCCTATCGCGGGAGGTTTTGGGTTCGGCGGGGAGAACAGCCTGCCGATTGAAGCGTGCGCCCTTGCACTGTGGGGAGCGAAAACAAGCAAACGAGACCCGACGCGGAAAATGCGCATCGGATAAGGGGTGAAACGATGATTACATTGAACTTTGGAACCGTGCGGGGCCTGACCGTCGAGGAACTGCGCCAGTTGTGCGATTTGGCTGATGTGTACCAATACCACCAGGGCCGCAACGCAATAAAGGACAAGTATTACGAGGGCCATGTGACGCTGAACGATGTGAACCTCGGCATCGCACTGCCGCGGGGACTGCGGAATCTGGAAGTGGGCTGCAACTGGGGTCAGAAGGCTGTAGATGCTCTGGCATCCCGCAGCATGTTCGACGGCTTTGTGGGCAGCGGTACGGCGGCGGACACAGTGGCTCAACTGGTGAACGGAAACCGGCTGCTTGCTGAATACGGCAAGGCTTGTCGGGACGAGTTGAAATATGGCTGCGTATTCGCCACCCTGTCATCCGACCCTATGCTGAAATGCCGCATCCGATTTCATTCACCTGCTACTTCTGCAGCACTGTGGAGCGGTGAAAAAGGACGCATCAGCTGCGGTCTCGCTATCATCGACACAGTGCCGGATGAAAAAGACGAAGGCACATGGCGGCCTCACATCGTCAATCTGTACACGGACGACGCGGTGATCGTTCTGACAGAACGAAATAGTATTTGGACAGCGGAGCGACACGCTCATAGAATGGGCCGCCCCCTGATGGAGCCTCTGCTCTGGAATGCCACGACTGGCAAGCCCTTTGGGAGGTCACGCCTTAAACGGGCAGTACGCGCTCTTATCGACGATTATATCAGGATTGTGGCCAACGCCACCATTGCGCTGGAGTTCGATACCACCCCACAGAAGTATTTGTTGGGCGTGACCGATGAACAGTACGACGTTATCATGTCGGATAAATTCAAGCAGTATGTGGGAAGTCTGCTGGCGTCCACCAGCAATCCGGAGACCGGGGAAAATCCGGTGTTCGGGCAGTTGGCACAAGGCAGCCTGCAGCCGCATGTGGACAAGATGCGCATGACGGCCACTCAGTTCTCAGCGGCCACTGGATTGACCATTACCGATGTGGGAATCATCAACGACGCGAACCCCACCAGCAGTGATGCCATTCTGGCCCAGAGCCAGACGCTGGTGCTCATGGCTCAGCAGTTGAACACGGGGAACGGCGACGCGCTGAAAACCATCATCCAGATGGCACAGGCCATCGTCCGGGACGTTCATCTGGATGAGTTGACCACAGAGGAACTGGACATCATGCCGCACTTCAAAAACCCGGCCATGCCCAGCGTGGCGGTGACAGCGGACGCGGCAATCAAGATTGCTTCCGCCCGAAAGGAATTTTCCAGCACCGACACGTTCCTCGAAATGATCGGTTTCGACCAGGCGGACATCCGTCGTATCAAGGCGCAGGAGCAGCGGGTGCGCGGCCAGCAGTTGATTGTCGAGGTGGACAATGCAGATAACGGAGAATACGTGGATTGAGTACATCACCCGGCTGGCGAAAATTAACGAGACCGCCGGGCAAAAAATGGCCGATTACATCGCCCGCCACGGAACACAGGATACTGGCGCCTTGATTGCTTATGCGCAGGCGCTGGTGCAGAAATACGGCGAGGGTAGCGCAGAACTTGCCTGCCAGATGTACGATGCTATGGCAGAGGCATCCGGTGCAGATGTGCCGCCCGCAGTGCCTGCCGAACCTGCAGATTACAACGAGACCGCAAAAATGGTGAACGCTACCAAACAGAGTCCGCCGCAGCTGCAGGGCGGCGTGAGTCGTCTTGTGAAGCGCGCCGGGGCGGATACCACGCTGAAAAACGCCATCCGCGACGGCGCTGAGTGGGCATGGGTGCCGTATGGGGATACATGCCCGTTCTGCATCACGCTGGCAAGCCGCGGCTGGCAGAGGGCCAGTAAAAAGGCCCTGAAGGGCGACCATGCCGAGCACATCCACGCACACTGCAATTGCGAGTACGCGGTGCGCTTCGACAGCCGCACAACCGTGGCTGGATACGACCCGGAAAAATATCTGAAGAAGTATGAGGACTACGGCGGCGACATCAACGCAATGCGCCGCGAGCAGTATGCCAAGAACAAAGACAAGATCAACGACCAGAAGCGCGCGGCGTATGCGGCGCGGATGGACCGGCAGGCGGTTGTAAAGCCAGGGAATGGGAAAGCTGAGAAATCCGCAGCGTACAAGGATGTCACACTGGAAATGTATGCAGCCGCCACGCCTAACAGCCACAGAGTCCAGGATTTGCAGGAGTACGCCGTTGGCGGTATGACCTACAAGGTGGATGGTCATAATGTCCAGCTGGATTATTCTGCGCATGAAAAAGAAATTGCAGAGCTTCTCGAACGAGAACTTGGTGGAGAAATTTACATGGTTCCGAGGGTGAATAATCCGCAAGGTGTTCGGACGCCGGACTACCTGTTCCGAGGGAAAGGTTATGACTTGAAAACTCTTGAGAGCAAGGCTGGACAGAATACAATCTATCAGAGGATCAAGAAAGGCAAGAAGCAAGCCGAAAATTTTGTTGTTGATGTATCTAAGGCAGAACAGATAACAGAAGAAATCATCAACAAACAAGTTGAAAAGATATTTAGCGACCCTGAAACTGCATTTGTTAATGAAGTTGTTATTGTGCGTGATGGAGCAATTCTAAAAGCAGCAAAAAAAACATAAAAAAGAAGCCTACCGCCGCCACACTTTCACAAGGAAAGATAAAACCGGCAACGATGTGCTTCTTTATATTTATTATATCTGGCAAATAGGATATTGTCAACCGCGATGCGCACGCACCGTGTGGCATGCGCTTTTGCACTTAGATGCTGCAAAGGCGCTTTTTCATGCCTGTTTGCCCTGCGTGAGGGGTGGGCGGGCACTTTTTATACCCAAATATGCCCGGCACGGCGTAAAACTGTACAGCCCGAGGGAGCGACCCCGTAAAAAGCACAGGGCGGAAAGGATTGAATATGAAGCGCGAGGAAGTAAAAGGGATTCTCCCCGACATCACCGATGAGCAGCTCACCAAAATCATGGATTTGCACGGCGCTGATATCGAACGCCAGAAGCAGACCATCACCACCCTGACCACTGAGCGGGACGCCGCAAAGAATCAGCTGGATGAGGCCAACAAGAAACTGGAGGGCTACGACCCAGACTGGAAAAATAAGGCCGCAGAGGCAGAAAGTAAAGCCCAGGCACAGGTGGCCGCACTGCAGAGCGATTTTGCCGCCCAGAGTGCCGTGTCTGGTGTCCGGTTTTCCAGCGAGAGTGCAAGAAAAAGCTTTCTGGCAGAACTGAAGGCCAAAAATCTGACCCTGCAGGACGGCAAGCTGCTGGGCTTTGATGACTTCCTTGCCGACTACAAAAAGACCGACCCCAACGCCTTTGTGTCCGGCTATCCGAACGTAAGGGACGGCGGGGACCCAAACAACCAGCCTAGTGGGACCGCCAGCGAGCAGTTCGCTGAGTGGTTCAACCAGGTCATGAAGTAAAGGAGAAAAAATATGGGAAGTCCTACATCTATCGACATTAACAGAACAACTTCTATCTCTCTGCCCGCAGCTGTTTCCAGCGACATTCTGCAGAAGACGCAGGAATCCTCCGCCGTTATGCGCCTGGCGCGTCGGATTGCATTGCCCGGCCTTGGCGTGACCGTGCCGATCATTACCGGCGATCCTGAAGCCGGCTGGGTCGGAGAGACCGAAAAGAAACCGGTCAAGCGCGGCACTCTGGCAACCAAGCAGATGGCCCCTTACACGCTGGCAGTCATCGTGCCTTTCTCCAACCAGTTCCGACGTGACGCGAAAGCGCTTTACGATGCCATGGTGCAGCGTCTGCCAGGCGTGTTGGCCAAGAAGTTCGACGCCACTGTTTTCGGCGCGGCTGACGTGCCCGGCTCCAATTTCGATTCTCTGGCAGAATGCACTGCCCAGAGCATCCTGACCGATGCCTACGGCGGACTTGTGGCAGCGGACGCGGACATTGCTGACCATGATGGCATTCTGAACGGCTGGGTTCTTTCCCCGAAGGCGAAATCCATGCTGCTGACTGCCGTGGATGGCAACAAGCGCCCGCTGTTCATCAACAACGTGGCGGATGGAGCGGTTCCGATGATCCTGGGCGCGCCTGTCAAGCAGAGCAAGGGAGCGTACATCGCCGAGACCGCCACTGCCGATGCAGTCGTGGGCTTTGCAGGCGACTGGACGCAGGCTGTATACGGTACTGTGGAGGGCGTACAGATCGCCATTTCCGACCAGGCAACACTGACCGACGGCGAGAGCACCATCAATCTGTTTGAGCAGAATATGTTCGCCGTCCGCGCCGAGATCGAGGTCGGTTTCCGCTGCGACACCTCCGTATTCAACAAACTTACGGGCAAGGCAAAGACGGGGGCCTAACAATGGCGGAGTTTATCAACAGCTTAACGGGGACGCGCATGTGGGTGGCTCCAGGACGCGAGGAGGAATACCGCCTTGCGGGTCACAAACCTGTTGAAAAGGATGCTGCGGGGGCCAGAACGGCCCCCGCGCTTCCAGAGAAAACGCCCCGGCAGGCCCGAAAAAAGTGTGCGCCCGTAAAGAAATGAGGTGCGGCGATGAAATATGCTGAAGTATCAGATGTTGAAGCAGGATTTCGCCCCTTGAGTGACGATGAGGCCACGCGGTGTGACGCAATGCTGGAGGAGGCTGCCGTCATCATCGACGCCTACAACAAAGAGGCGGCCGCAGATGCAAAAGAGCTTGTCTCCTGCCGGATGGTGCGCCGACAGCTTGACAGCGGAGAGGGTGACGCCATCACATTTCCTACGGGAGCGACGCAGGGTTCAGTGGCGGCTCTCGGATATTCACAAAGCTGGACCATGAACAGCGGCAGCGTGGGTGAGATGTATCTGTCCAAGCTTGAAAAGCGGCTGCTTGGCATCGGAAACAAAATCGGCTGCTACAGTCCGCTGGAAGGGGTGGCGGCAGAATGATTCATGGCATTACCGTCCGGCTCTATGCAAAGTCGCAGACAGGCACTGACGCATTCAATGCGCCGGTCTATGCCGAAACCCCGATAGACGTTCCCAACGTGCTTGTGGGTGAACCTACAGCAGAGGACATCGTCAACGACCTGCAGTTGTACGGCAAGCGAATCGCCTACACGCTGGGCATTCCTAAAGGGGACGCCCACGACTGGGAAAATGCGACTGTCGAATTTTTCGGCAAAAAATTTCGCACCTATGGCGGCGTGACCCAGGGCATCGAGGATTTGATCCCGCTGCTTTGGAACAAAAAGGTGAAGGTGGAACGGTATGGGTAATCTGAAGGTCGTGCTGAACTCAGCCGGTGTGCGAGGGCTGCTGCGCAGCGCGGAGATGAAAGCCGTTGTGGAGGCACGCGCCGCAGAAATCAAGTCACGGGCTGGAGATGGCTATGAGGTGTATATCGCACAAACACGCGCAGTGGCTATCGTAGGCGCCGCCACGAACGCCGCCGAAAATGACAATTTAAAAAACAATACGATGCTTAAGGCAATGAGGTGACACGTATGATCGAAAAAATCATATTGGATCATCTGGCCGAAAAACTCGCCGTGCCTATTTTCATGGAGGTGCCGGAGAAAGCTCCAGCATCTTTTGTTGTGCTGGAAAAAACCAGCAGCAGCCGAAAAAACTGCATCTGCACGGCCATGATGGCGGTGCAGTCATATGCCGGGAGCCTGCTGGAAGCGGCACAGCTAAACGACCAGGTAAAGCAAGCCATGGACAGTTTACCCGAGCTGGCAGATATCGGTGCGGCACGGTTAAACAGCGATTACAATTTTACCGATACAGCGTCCAAACGATATCGCTATCAGGCGGTATACGATGTGACGCACTACGAAAGGAGATAAAGGACTATGGCAGACGCGACCAAAGTAACCGTGAGCAAACCCAAAACGGGCGGTGCCATCTATCGCGCTCCTCTGGGCACAAGCCTGCCCACGGATGCGTCTTCAGAGCTTGATGTTGCGTTCAAGGAGCTGGGATATGCCAGCGAGGAAGGACTTGTAAACAGCAATTCGCCCGAGAGTGACAGCATCAAGGCCTGGGGCGGCGATACAGTATACACATACCAGAGCAGCAAGGAAGACACTTTCAAGTTTACGCTCATTGAAGCGTTGAACATCGAGGCTCTGAAAGCCGTATACGGAGATTCGAATGTTACCGGGACGCTGGAGACCGGTATCACGGTCAAAGCCAACAACACCGAGCAGCCTGCATGCGTGTGGGTTGTCGATATGATCCTGCGCGGCAGCGTCGCAAAACGCATTGTCATCCCCAACGGCAAAGTGTCCGAGGTGGGCGACATTACCTATGCGGATGAGAAGGAAGTCGGATACGAGACCACGATCACCGCGTCGGCTGACAGCAGTGGCAACACGCATTACGAATACATCAAGAATGCGGCGAGTGCATAAGGAGGGGCATCATGGTAGAGGGAAAAACAAAATCCGGATTCCTGTTTGCGCTTGATGAAAACGCCATCAACAATATGGAACTCGTTGACGCTTTGGCCGAGACGGAAGATGACAACCCCATTGCAATCTCAAGGGCGTGCCTGCTGCTGCTCGGAAAAGATATGCGCAAGAATCTGTACGACCATCTGCGAAACGATGACGGACGTGTTCCTGTCGACGCTGTGAGCCAGGAGCTGATCGAAATATTCTCGGCATTTGGTGCAAAAGGAAAAAAATAATCGCCCTCGCCGACATGATCGCCGCGAATGAGGATGCGCTGGTGTGTGATTTCGCGGAAACATACGGGATTTTAGACTATCGGGCGTTGCCGGCTGCCTTGCTGGCAACGCTCGCTGTCGGTTTGAGGGATGATTCCCGCATCAAGATGCATCTATCTGGCATACGCGTTGCCACGGATACACTGTTGTTGTCCGCCGCCGTAGACAGACTTTCTTTTTTGGCCTGGGCACAGACCAAAGACGGCCAGGCAGGTCGAAAACGGCCGGCCTCAATTCTGTCGGCTATGATGGATCAGGGGCGCAACTGCGGGCCGGTACAATCCTTTAAAAATGCAGAAGATTTTGAAGCTGAATGGAAGCGGATAACGGGGGTGAATCATGGCAACTGAATTAGCAAAGGCCTATGTGCAGATTGTACCATCAGCGCGGGGCATCAAGGGCAGCATCACGCAAGCCTTGGGCGGAGAGGCTGACAGTGCCGGAACGGCCGCCGGTAAAGGTTTTGGCGGAAAGCTCATTGGCGCGTTGAAGGGCATTATTGCGACGGCTGCCATCGGAAAAGCCTTATCGGCTGCAATCACCGAGGGTGCTACGCTGCAACAGAGCATCGGCGGCATTGAAACGCTGTTTAAAGATAGTGCCGATAAAGTCAAACAAAATGCTGCAGAAGCATACCGTACAGCTGGCATGTCTGCGAACGAGTACATGGAGCTGACTACCAGTTTTTCGGCAAGTCTTTTGCAGAGTGTGGCTGGGGACACTGCCAAGGCGGCAGATATCGCGGATATGGCTATGCAGGATATGTCCGACAATGCCAATAAAATGGGCACTAGCATGGAGGACATAAAAAACGCCTATCAGGGATTTGCGAAGCAGAACTATACGATAAATCTAATGTCCGCTGCATAAGTGATTATGCAGTGAGCGTGCGTGAACCTACCAAGGGTGTGAGGGCAAAAAGGCGGCAGGAAATGGCCGTATGAGATGTCCTTGCTAACAGGGAAAGCCTAAACTGTTTATGGCTTTTACAGCATGGTTATCCTGTGCCAAGCTATACTGTATCAAAATTATACTTGCATAACAGATGAAATTAAGATATGATATTCAGTATAGAAGGTCAAACGACTATCGGTTCGTCACCGAGTACAGCGTCTATTGGTACGGCGTTGGAAGTGCGCACCAACTTTTTCTAAAAGGATTTTAAAGCCGTGGAGATTTGGAAACAGATTCCCGATTTACCGGGATACTCAGTCAGTAACAAAGGCAGAGTTAAGAAAGATAGCACAGGACAGATAATGGTGCTAAGCAAAAATGGTGGATATTGCAGAATTACGATAAGCAAGCATGTCCATAGACTTGTGGCAAACGCCTTTCTTGACAAACCAAGCGACGAAACAAAATGCTGGGTAGACCATATAGATGGGAACCGTTCAAACAATGATGTTTCTAATTTGCGGTGGGTCACTCCGTCGGAAAACGCTTTGTCGTATGGATACCACTCACGCATCAAAAACAAGAAACGGAAGGTTAGGGCTACACATCTCGACGGCCGAACAATCCTATTTGAATCCAGACAAGAGGCTGCTAATTATTTCGGGTGCGGCGATAGCGTATTAGAGTATGGAAAACGCTATATAAAGCATTCCAGAAAGAATAGAGGCAACCCCAATTCCCACGATCGGAAAGGCTGGATTTTTGAAAAAGTTGAAGATATAGTCTAATCCCTAAAAGCCATGCGCAGAGGATGCGTGTGGCTTTTTTAATACCGGGAAACCGGGGGTAATAAATGGTTAGACAACCTCAAGCTCGGGTATGGCGGCACGAAAACTGAAATGCAGCGCCTGCTGGCTGACGCACAGAAAATCACCGGAGTAAAATATGACATCAATAATCTGAGCGACGTTTACTCCGCTATTCATGTAATACAGGGAGAGCTGGATATCACGGGTACGACGGCCAAGGAGGCCGCATCCACGATATCCGGCTCTTTCGCGTCTATGAAGGCTGCATTCAAAAACGTGCTCGGACAACTTGCGCTCGGGCAGAATGTAGGCCCTGCATTGCAAGCGCTTGCGCAGACCGTAACCACTTTTCTGGTCGGAAATTTGCTGCCCGCAGTATGGAATATCCTCAGCGCATTGCCCAGCGCGCTTGTAACGTTCATTCAAACGGCCCTGCCGCAGTTGGTTTCGGCTTTCATGGAGTTTATTCCGCAAATGCGGGCTGGTATAGCATCGGGCCTCCCGCAAATGCTTACGTCGGCGCAGCAAATCGTTGCACAGTTGTGCACTGGATTTTCCACAATGTGGCCACAATTGCTCCAGCAGGGCGGAGAAATCCTCACCCAGGTCATCGGCGGAATAGCATCATCTCTGCCACATGTGTTTCAGATGGCGCTCGACATCATTACAACACTGATAAACACATTCGTGGCGAACTTCCCGCTGTGCATTCAGACCGGCACAGATGTACTCATGTCGCTGATCGACGGAATAGGACAAGCCCTGCCACAGATGCTTGTGGCTGCTGCTCAGGCGATTTTATCCATGGTGAAAGGGCTTATTCAAAATTTCCCGCAGATTCTTTCTGCTGGATTCGATATGATCGTCAATTTAATCAAGGGAATTGGAAACGCTCTGCCGGATATTATTGCCGCTGCAGGCGAAATAGCAGGAATGCTGTGGGATACCATTCTGGAAACAGACTGGCTCCAGCTCGGGAAAGACATTATCAGCGGTCTCATCAATGGTATCGGCGCCATGGCAGGAGCATTGTGGGATGCAGCGGTTAATATCGCTCGTTCAGCACTTGACGCCATTAAAAGTTTTTTTGGAATTGCATCTCCATCCAAGCTTATGCGCGACGAGGTCGGCAAATTTATCCCGCTGGGTATCGCCGCGGGTATCGAAAGGAATACACGTCCCATCTCAAAAGCCATGCGCGGCATCTCTGAACTTACCTCGGGCGCTATGAATGCCGATATAGTGATGGGGCTACGCTATGGTCACCCGGCTGTTCCGGCGCTTGCCTATGCAGGAGGTTATGGCGGGACAACAAATTTTTACCAAACTATCAATACACATGATAGTTTGTCAGAAAGCGAGCTTACGCGCGAAGCTGAAAATCTGTTGGAAAGGAGCCGGTGGAAAAACCCATGAACAAGGACACCATCGTTACATATGCGTCCGGCGCCAACAGTATCACATTCTTGAGCAAACACGGCAGCGCACTCTGGGTCACCTCCATCACCGGCGCCTCGGGCAACGATGTCGCTGTCAGCGAATCCCAAGGGGCCGGGCAGGTGGGCAGCACCATCAGCAATCAATCCGTGCAGCCGAGGGACATCACCATCAACGGTGCGGTCCTCGCCGCGGTGGAGGCGAACCGCCGCGGCATCCTGGCCTGTGTGCTGCCGGGCGTGACCGGGCGTCTGACCGTCATCCAGAACGGCGAGATCTGGTACATCGACGGCGCGCCGAAACGGACGCCGGAATTTTCCGACGGCTCTGTTGTGCAGGACTTTCAATTTGTCTTGCATTGCCCCTACCCATACTGGCGCAGTACGGCGGACGGCAGCGCGCAGGTCGCGGGCCTTACGAAGCTGTTCCAGTTTCCGTGTTCGCTGGCAGGCACCTGGTATATATCCAAATATTCGGACAGCCTGTTCACCGTCGTAAATAACGACGGCACGGCTGCGATAGAATTTGACGTCATATTCACCGCAGCCACCGAAGTAACAGACCCTGAATTTTACCATGTCGAGCGCGGCACCTTTATCAAAATTAATAAGGTGATGGCAGCCGGCGAAAAAATCACAGTCTCTACTGTCTATGGCCGTAAAGGCGTTACGCTCCAGCTCCCGGACGGCACGCAAGCTAACGGCTTCAAATATCTGGATGTCGGCAGCGATCTCAATATGCAGATGGCTCCTGGAACGAATACCATCCGCTGCGACGCGGCCAACAACCGGGAGGGGCTTCGCGTGCAGGTCATCATGCCGAAAGGGGTGGTCCCCGGGATATGACACTCTATGTGTACAACCCCGCCCGGGAGCGCATCGGGCTTGTTGAGGACGTTCGCAGCCTGCAATGGCTATCGGAGTACCAGGACGCCGGAGAAATCAAACTGGTGTGCAGCGCAACAGAGAAAAACCGCGCGCTGCTGGTTGACGGCAACCGCCTGTATTGTACGGAGCAGCCTGAAAGCGCCATCATCCGCCAAACGCAAATAGACGATGACGGAAAGGATGCCAAACTCACTGTGCGGGCCGTGTTATCCGCAGCCCGCTGGGCGGACCGTGTCGTTATGGCCACAGAACAGGTGCACAACGCCGAAGCCGGTATGCTGTCCCTCACAATCAAACACCGCCGGGGGCTGCCCGGCATCACAGGCGCGGCCAAAGGCATCGCGGTCTCTCTCGATACGCAAATCACCTGGGGAAGTGTGCTGGATGCCGAAATCACTCTCGCTACGGCGTCAGGGTTGGGCTTTCGGGAGGTGTTTGCGCCTGATACGGGTACAGAGGCTTTCGAGGTCTACGAGGGCGTAGACCGCACGCAGGGCGCCGGATACAACGGCTATTTTGGCGACGACATCGACAACCTGTCCGGTCTCAAGATCGTGCGCGGCTCAGATGGCTGGAAAAATCATGCCATCATCGGCGGCCAGGGTGAAGGCGCCAGCCGCAAAATCGTGGAGGTGGACGTTGGGTCGTATACCGGCGATGAGCTTCGCGAACTGTGGGTAGACGCTAAGGACATCGGCACGACCTACCAAATCGCCGCGCCGGACGGCAGCGGCGGCTATACATACACCGAGGCCACCTATACCGAAGAAGAATACGCGGCTGTTCTGCAGGCCCGCGGGCTGGAAAAACTGGCGGAGAACCTGCAAACGCTGGAAGTCGATGCGTCCATCGGCCAGGGACTGATGGAGTATGGCCGAGACTACGCGCTCGGCGATATCGTGCCCCTCAAGCTCACCCGGTACGGCCTACGGCTGTCCGCACGCATTTCGGCTGTCCGCACTATCTACGAGAGCACTGGCAAAAAGGTTACTGCTGTGCTCTCGGATTTCAACCTTACAAAGGAGGCTTTGAGCCGATGATCTGTTTTCCTCTCGACAATACGCCCTACGAAGCCAAGGATATGGGCACTTATCTCGCCACGCGCACGCGCGGCGTTTTTTCTTCTGACGGAAACCTCGCAGTGACGCCCAGCGAAAGCGGCCTGTCCGTATCCGTTTCCCCCGGCCTTGCCTGGCTCAAATGGTCGGACTATTGGGGTACAGCCGCCTTGCAGGAGCAGGCACTCACTCTCGATCTGGACACCGCCGACGGCGCACTCAAGCGCATCGACGCAATTGTATGCCGGCTCGATAAGGTGAACAATCGCGCCGAGATCGTGGTAAAAAAAGGCGCTCCATCTTCCGCCCCCATCGTGGTACCGCCTGTACGCGACGCCAATTACGACGAGTTGTATATCGCCACGGTCCTGATCGGTGCAGGCGTCATCAGCATCAGCGCCAGCGCCATCACTGACCAGCGCCTCAACGAAGAATACTGTGGGCTGATGCGCGACGGCGTAACGGGCATCCCCACCGCCCAGCTGCAGGAGCAGGTGCAGCAGCTCATTGACCATTTACGCGCGGAAGTGGATGGTATTGAGCAAGGCAGCGAAGTCATGCTGAAAACTGTGTATGACGCGGACGGCGACGGTGTGGTGGATGAAGCTGCGGCGGCACCATGGGACGGCATAACGGGCAAGCCTGAGACGTACTCGCCATCCACACATAACCATGACGACCGCTATTACACCGAATCCGAAATGAACACCAAGCTGAGCGGAAAGGCCAATAGCAGCCACACACACACCAAAGACCAGGTGGGGCTTTCCAAAGTGAATAACAACGCCATTGGCATGGGTTATGACGGGAACCTGTGGATATCATTTTCGTGAGGCGGTGCAGACATGGCGCTATATTACAACAGCAACAACGTCCCACAGTCGAACAATGTATATCACAACAGTAATGCCAGCAACAAGGTTTATCACAACAACAACCTTGTTTGGCAAAAGCAGAAAACTATCTATCCCGGCGTACCAGTTGCGAATACACAGAACCTTGGATATGCCGCATATTTCACTGTCACGAATACAGGCTCACATATCAAGGTAGACGCATTCGGCGGCACAGAACGAGGATACGGCCGTGTAATGCTTGGCGGATTTAGCACGATAGGATATTCTAAATTGTTCTTTGCAAATCTGCGTGCGTATATCACAAATAGTTTTTCCCATATCAAGGTAGCGCTGGGCGATATAAACGGAAATGTTGTTCAGCAGCTTATTTATTCCGAGGCGAACGGTTTCGACGCTACCTATACAGCCGCTAATGTATTCAATATCAATTCGGCAAATGGGAATTACTACTTAATTCTGGAAGTGGAATCCGGCGCCACCCATTTGGGCAAGAACGCAATTATCGAAATGAACGGCTGCTATTTGATTTAAAACGGAGGTACACAAAATGTTGAAAATAACACTGGAAAACGGCAGCGCCTACGAGGTGCTGCACGAGACCGCATGTTACCCGTCCATGTCTACCACGGCGCGCAGCTATCTTGAAATCCACATGTCGGCAGACGCAATGACGCTGGACGAGTTTTACACGCTTATGACTGACAGCGAGGCGACGAAGAAAATCACCTTGCAGAACATCGACGCGGAAAACCCGGAAAAAGAGTACACCAACATTTATGCAGATTTCACCTATCCGCGCTCCATCGGCAAACAGTGCGTAACGAAAGTGGCTTATGCGACGGGTGAACCTGTCGAGGAAGTGCACCTCGTTGCCACGCTGGAACAGCTCACGTTCGTGGAGCAGCAGCTTGCCGCGCTGGGGCTGTAAAGGAGGACAAGCTATGGAACGAGCAAGATTCCCAATGGAGTTCCTGCGGGTAACGCAGGGCCCCAATGTAGGAAGCCACGCAGGCAGCAAGGCGATGGACTTCGGCGGCAAGGACACCGGGTGCGATGCAGTCTATGCGCCTTTTACCGGGCGCGTGGCCCGCGTGCGTACGGATTCCAGCCACGAGACCTATTTTGAAAGTCTGGAGCCTGTGGAGTATGCTGACGGAACCGTGGACTACATGACCGTGACGCTGATGCATGACAACGTGCTGGACGTTCGCGCCGGGCAGGTGCTGCACCAAGGCGAGAAAATAGGCGACGAAGGCGGTTTTGGCGGCGGCAGGCCGGGGCGCTTCGGCGCGCATCTTCACCTTGAGGTGAGCCGGGGGCGTGGTATCGCATACCAGGTGCGCAACGCACAGGGCACATACTGCACGCCGCAACAGGTAGATGTGTGGTCTGCGCTGTGGCTGGGGATGGATGTGCAGGTGTTGGACGGTGGCGGATGTCCGTGGAAACGAGATATAAAGGAGGACGACAATATGAAGTTTCTGAAAGTGACGAGCGGCAAATGTGAGGTGTTCACCGCGCCCGATGTGAATGCGGTGGACAAACTCTATAACGGCGGAAAGCTGACCGAGGGCGTGTGCTACCCGGTGCAGGCCGAGGTGGGAAGCTCAGGCGGGTACAGCTGGGTTCGCATCTTCGTGGCGGGAGTGCAGCGTTACGCCGCCGTGCTGGCCGACCGCTGCCAGCTTGTGACGCTTTCCCCGGGCGACGCGTTCGCGGCCTGCGTGGCGCAGGGCGGAGATACGGCGGAGCTGGAAAAGCAGCTTGAGGTAGCAAACGCACGAGCGGATGAAGCAAACAAGCGCCTTGCGAATATCAAGGCATACGTCGCGGGGGTATAGGCCAGTGTGGGATCATATTCAAAAGTATTGGCTTACTTATGCGATGGGGATTGTTGCGGGCGGGCTTGGGGCGCTCTGGAAATGGGTGCGGGGGAAGTTTCGCACGTTGGATGCCATGAAAGATGCAAACCTGGCACTGCTGCACGACAGGCTGTACCAGGGCTGCAAACACTATATCGCACAGGGCCACATCGACGTGGATAGCCTGAAAAACATCGAATACCTGTACCGCGCCTACCATGCGCTGGGCGGTAACGGGACAGGCACTGAATTATATAATCGGGTGCAAAAACTACCCATCAAGGAGGACTGATTTTATGGATATTTCTGTATTTGGGCTGGGCACCGTCGCAGCCATCACCGTGCTGTGCTATCTCGCCGGTACGGGCGTGAAAACCACGCCGCTGGACAACAAGTACATACCGGTCATCTGCGGCGGCACTGGCCTCGTGCTGGGCGTCGTAGCTCTGTATGCGGGCATGCCGGAGTTCCCGGCAACGGACCCCATCACGGCGGCAGCTGTGGGCGCGGTGTCCGGCCTTGCGGCCACGGGCATCAATCAGGCTATGAGACAGCTTGGTAAAACTGAATAGCATATGAAAAAAAGCCCCCGGTTCAGGATTTCCTGGCCGGGGGCTTTTTTGTTTTCACCGCTAAGTAATATGCTCATATATTTCGGAGCGTTCAATT